TTGAGTTCCATGATTTCTCTGAACTTGTTGAAAGACAAGTCGTCGTTGTACACGCATTCGCATGAGTCGGACGCCCCGCCCACTGCATACGCCTCCACTACGGGGTTGTAGCCGTCGAGGTCTTTGTCAACGGAGAATCCGTTGCCACTCTGCACGTTCATGTAGCGCAGAAGCATAAGGTCATGATGGTTCATCGTAGATGATTTTTGAAGTTGAACATTTGAGATGTAGCGGGATTCGAACCCGCACTTCCACATAGTGGCGTGCTATCCTGTTACACCATTACACCTTGCGGGCTACGCCCTTCAAAGCCACGTTCGCTTTGACACAGACACCCCTTTGGGGTGTTTCGTCCAATCAGGACTCATCAGTGTGCCTGAAATGCCTGTTGGCATTCTTCGCAAGTGTGCCTGCTTTCCGCGCTTTCGTCGGTGGGCACAAAATCTGCAAGGCAGATGGAGCAAGGCTTCGTGTCCATATCAGCAGTCGATGAGGTCAGCCAAGGTCATCTGCTCGTCGCAGGTCAGCTCGTCCCACACAGCAGTGCAGGTGAGGAGGTCGAGGTCGAAAGAAGAAGTCAGGAGGTCAGCGATAAGCTGACGGCGCAGTTGCATATCCATGTGGATGGGGTTTGAATTGAAGTTTGACATTTGAGAGGCTTCGTATTTAACCTCCCTTCACTACGTTCAGGGAGTTAAATACTCAGCTCTCTAAGCGAAGGTAGAGCAAAGGATTCATAAATCCTAATCCGTAAGGATTAGAAAGGGAGGCCGTCCAACCCAACTTCGTTGGAAGGAGAAGGCTGAGACGTAGTCTCCATGTGCAGGGCGAGCACTGCGGTGAGAGCCTCAATCTTAGCTTCCAAGGAAGCTACTCTGTCAACTTCGTTGACACCTGAAGCCACCTTCTTGGCATCAAGCTTCGCTTGCTTCTTGGCGGCATTCTTCTCGTCCATCTCTTTCAGAGATGCCTGAGCTTCCTTAACGGAAGCTGTCTTAGCCTTCTTCGAAGGCTTGACAGGACCAACTTCGTTGGTCGCGAGGGCTTGGCGGTCTTGGCGGTCTGCCACCTTCTGTGAAGGTGTTCTCTTCGTCGTCTTACGACGACGCTTCTTGCCAGCCTTCTTCGAAGGCTTGTCGGCAACCTCTTCGAGGTTGTTGATGAAGTCCAAAGCTTCTGAAAGAAGCTTGACAGCAAGAGCCTTACGGCTCTTGGTTGGACGGAAGGAAGCTTGGTTCACTGCCTTACGGCAGTCTGAGAAATTGAAATCGTTCATCGTAGATGAAGTTTTGAAGTTTGACCTCCGAAGGGCGACTCTCGACCCTTAGGAGTTAGTAGAGAAGTAAGAGAGTCGTAGACTCCTCTCTCTTACTTCTCTACAACTCTACTTTGGCAGCTCCTTACTCTACCCTTGGGTAGAGTAGTTTGGAGGGAATCTCGGGAGTCCTGCGTAGCTTCGCTTCCTGCGTCTCCCCTGCCTTGCACCGCTCCGCCAATGGCTCAGTGTCCATTCGGTTTGGGGTTATACTCTAACTGAGTTAGAGTAAGGAGGTGATTGTCAGCCAGTTCGGTATGACTGCTTACCCTTCGGGTACTTCCCTGCCTCTCAACCTCCACTGAAAGTGGAGCCACTTAACCTGCTGACTTGTAACAAGTTACAAAAGGTCAAATGTTTTGCGCAACTATCGAAGATAGTTGAGGGAGGGGGGTCAAAAACTTCGTTTTGGTGTGCGCGTCTGCACGTGTACAAGTACGTATAATCCCCACCCTCTATATGACTCACCCATTTTTTCGCTGCTCTTGATCAGATTGACTTCGAGATGCAAATCTCGCAAAAACATGTAACACCTTCGTTTACAACAACTTGGAAGCCTTCCTATAAAGTGGCACTTCAGTCTTGACTTTTTAAATTTTCCTTTATACCTTTACGGCATCGAAGCGATTTAGATGTGATTAAGCACCCAAAGATGGTTTTTGTGTGTACACAAATGAATCCTTTTTCTTTATGGCGCGAGAATAGTTGTATCTAAACATGAGAGTAGTAAAAAAGGGGGATCCTCGAAACGTGAGGGTTCAGTCTACCACCACAACCCAGGCTAACCAGAAGTCTAAGAAGGGTAAGTCTAAGTCAAAGACTACATTCAAGGATAGTCAGAAGGTTACAGACCTGGATACTGGGGAAACCGTAAGCAGTGACACTGTCCAGGTCGACAAGAAGGGCAAGATCAAGAAGTTTAAGAGCACTACTGAGATCAAAAACAAGCAGGGGGAGCTGTTGGCCAAGCAGATTGACAAAAAGAGACGAAGCAGAACCCGAGTAACTAGCGCTGGTCGTAAAGCTGGGTACTGATGAGAGGTGTTAAATACGCTCAGGGAGGGATGAAGGTCAAGAAGACCAATGGAGATCCCCCAAAAGGGTACAAGAGAGACGCCGATGGCTATTTGTCGCCGCTTGATTGGTCGGAATTTCATGATGAAGCTGCTTCTGACACGACTAACTACGTAACAGACGCTTCTGAACGCATTCAGAGACAGATGCAAGCGGAAAGTGGAGGGGAAAGGGATCCTGATAAGGCTGTTTCACCAGCAGGTGCCCGTGGGAGGTGGCAAATCATGCCTGCTACTCAAAAAGACATGGAAGATAGAGGCCTTATCCCTACTGGGTTGGACCCTTTCAATGCCGACCACAGCAGAATGATGCGTGATGCTAAGGTCAACGCGCTCATGAAGCTGCCTTTCATTGCAAACCCACCACAGAAGATCCCAGAGGTCAACAAGCTGGCTCGTATCTACTCTTCTTACAACTTTGGAGAGGGTAATACCATCAAAGCTCTTAAGAAGGCGAAGGGGGAAGGAGTCGATATCTACAGTGACCCGCGTCTGTGGATGGAATACCTTCCAGCGGAGACAAGGGGGTACCTGAATAAGATACTTTTCGATTAAAGAGAAGTGGTTATATTTGCGGTATGCCAACTATAACCGTTACAATCAAAGAAGAGCTCAATCTCAACGGGATTGAAAGGGGTAACGAGACCGTTTTAACCGTAGACTCTATTGAGCAAGTTATCAATAGGGTCGTACGTGTTACCACGACCGAGGAAGACCTGCTCAACATCCAGGCTAACAGACCTGACGCAGGGAGTCTTCAGGTCGACAAACTGAGATACTTAAGAATTACCAACATAGCGGACTCTGGCACAGTAGACCTGAGGTTTACAGCCACGTCCGCTGTTGAAGAATACCTTGTCCAGCTGGGTGCTGGTCAGACCTACGTCTTGTTTAACAACGAGATGGATGTAAAGAGGTACACTTCTGGGGGTTCCAGCGAGCTTGGTGACGCTGTATCATTCACCAATTTTGACACACTGAAGGCAAAGGCAAGCACCGACATTGCTGTTGAGCTGTTTGCTGCCTGTATCGACTAATCATGAGAGCAAGAAAAACGGGAGATCCCAAAAAAGAAACAGCTGCTGCTAGGAAAAGAAGAAAGAAAAACCAGCGCAGCGCTGATGAAGTGTTGGCTGAAAGAGCTCCTCAGCCAAACACCCGAAAAACCAACAGGGTATCTTCAGAGGCTAAGAGAACAGCTTCTGTGATCAAGGAGGGCAAGAGAAGAACTGAGAAGCAGAAGTACAGATCTGAAAAGACCTTCCGCAAGGAGTCTATCAGAAACATCTCTGATTCCAGAGCCGCTCGTCTTAAGAAGCGTTTCGACAAGAACGTAGCCAAAGAAGACAGATTGAAGAATGAGGCCTCAAAAGGCTTTGACGATACAAGAGGCACCAAGAAGGGTTCTGTATCGAAGAGCCGTGGCAGATCTGTTGACACCACCAAGGGGGCGGCTACTCTCACTAGAACCAGAGGCAGAAAGGTTGTAAAGGCAGTAGATAGAGACAAAGCCATGAAGCTCAAGAAGAAGCTCAGCAAGTTCGCCAAGGGCGGGAGGTTCCCAGATCTTACTGGTGATGGCAAGGTGACTCGTGCGGACATCTTGAAAGGAAGGGGTGTATTTAGAAGCGGCGGAAAGGTCCCCACAGGTAAGTATAAAACTTCTGATGGAAGAGAGATCTCTAAGAGCTCTGCAAGAGAGGCTGCCATTAAGGAGATTAAGAGAAAAGCCAGCAACAAGGCGTCTAGGGCTCACAAGCAGGGCGAAAAAAGAGGCAAGAAGGTTGTGGGCAAGCGCCGTGTCATCAAGGCTGGTAACCCTAGGTTCCTTACAGGGGGTGTCGAGTACAAGAACATTTACAAGAAGGAGCGCAGAAAAGAAGAGCAGGGAAAGAAGAAGGTTCAGAGGTACATCGACAAGCAGGCTAGAAAGTACGCCCCAAAGCCCAAGAAGCAGAGAACACCAAGACCACCCAAAGTTAAAACTGCTGGTGATTCCGTGATGTACAACACGCCTGAAAAGAAAAGACAAGATCGTTGCGCTAAAAGAGGCGGTAGGGATTGCCGCAGAAAGCAAGCTAGATCTGGAGGAAGCTACGCATACAAGTAATGAGACTGTCAAAAAATTTAACTTTAAACGAATGCCTTCGCAGCGGCGTAGCAGAGCGATTGGGCATTGACAATGTACCAGATGATGAATGGGTTCTTGAAAATCTTAGACAAATTGCGGAACGGGTATTTCAACCTTGTCGCGACCATTTCGGAAGTCCTTTATACGTGTCGAGCGGCTATCGCTCGCCTGATCTCAACCGTGCAATCGGCGGCTCAAAGCGTAGCCAGCATGTTCAAGGAAGGGCTCTCGATCTTGATGCGGATGTATTCGGAGGCTTTTCAAATGCTGAACTCTTCCACTACATTAAAGACAATTTGGAGTTCGATCAAATGGTTTGGGAGTTTGGTGATGGCGACAATCCTAGTTGGGTTCATGTTAGTTATGTTCATGGTGGTCCAAATCGTAAGCGCTGTCTGGAGGCTTATCGAGACGCTGATGGCAAAACTGCGTACAAAGTAATCTTTGACTGATGCCACTAGGACTAGGACAATTAATCACTGCATCTGATATCTCTGGCAACGTTGCTGTAGAGAAGTCTGGAGGTCGCGTAAGCTATGCGAACACGAAGTCTTTGTTTTTGGATGGCACTGGAGATACTTTTTCACCTGGATTTACAGCGGCCCAAAAAGAAACCTTCTTTCAGGACGACTTTACAATTTCCTTCTGGGGGAATTTTAATATGAACAACAACAACTGGTACGCCTTTGGATTTGACAGCACGCATGGCGGTGCAACATCCCTCACCGTAAGAATGCTCAACTTAGGGGGTGGTAACTCTTGGTATGTTACGGGTAAGTTTAACAATATCAGTTGGCAAACTGGCTTTTTGGCCACTGGACTAACTGGAGACAAGACCACTTGGGTTCATATTGCCATGACAGTAGAAAAAGGGGCAAACCCCTCAGATGGCAACACCTTTAAGATGTATCAAAATGGCTCTCTTCTTAACTCAGGGGGCACGACCGCAACTATTGCTGGAAATATGGCGGCTACTACGTTTCAGACAGATGTTGATCTGAGCTTTGGAGCGTTAACTAACGCTTCAGGATCGACGACGCACGGGGACATGAAAGTTGATGAAGTTGCTTTCTTTGACTCCGCCCTTGACGCCAACAACGTTGCTGCCATTTACAATAGCGGAAGCACCTTTGATCTCAGATCTGCTAACGGAAACTACAAGAAACAAGCCAACTTGGTTAGATACTACAGGCTTGAAGACAACCTCACCGACACGCAAGGCGTTACCGACGGCTCCACTCAGGGTGATCCAACGTTTGATTCAAACACCCCAGATAGCTGATACAGATGAGCGAAACAAAAAGATTTGTCATTGTTGACAGCACCGAACTAGAGGGGGGATCAATAGATTTCTCTGTCCTCCCTTACACGTCAAAAGAAAAACTTAGACACTCCCTTGATGGGTCGCAGGCCGTCATAAAATTCTTTGGGAACAAGCCTTCTTTCTTCTATGGAAAGACTGCTTACACATACAATCAAATTCTCACTATCTTGCAAAACTCAGACTGGTACGAAGAGCCAGACCCGTCTGACTTCGAATAACACAGTCTAAACAATAACCATAAAACCATGGACAAATACCCAGGCGGAGGACGTCTCAAGAGAAAAGAGGCGCAACGCAAAAGACAACACAGACGCGCTGTAAAGCGTCGCAGAAAGAAAGGTCACTCTTCAGTGCCAAGCACAGCTGAGGGCCGCAGAGCCGCTTACTACAAGAAGGGCGGATTTCTTAAGAATATGGCTAGATCCCCTCTCGGAAAGGGCCTCTTGGAGGCTGGATCTCAGATGGGTGGCGTGATGGGCATGCTCTCAGCTAGAAAGCAAGCCAAGCAAGCTGCATCAGAAGCAGGCTTGACAGGAAAGGACGCTAAGAGAGCCATCAGAAGACAGACTCTTGCTGGAGTGCTTCCAGGACCCCTCGGCGCAGGCCTCAGAAAAGGCCTGGGTGCTAAGGACATGGCCAACCCCACAGCTCGTGGTAAGGACGGCGTACTCGTCGAAGAAGGCGGAAGAGTACCGACACGCAAAACCAAGCGCCTCCAAAGAAAGGCTAAGCGTCAAATGCGCAAGCAGCAGCTGAAGGCTCGCGGGAGATACGAGAACGGAGGAAAGCTTACGCCAATGAAGAAGAAGAAGGCTGGGCAGGATCACAGAGATGGCGCCAGAATGGTGGGGAACTATAAGAAAGGCTCGTCTAACATTAGAAAAGAGGGTAGAAGAGTTAGTGACTACGAACAACATAGGCAGACTAGCGGAAAAGGCAAAAAAGGCAGCGCAAGACTGGCTCATGAACTCTCTGGAAGCACGTCTAGCTATCAAAAGCCAGGAGGCCACAATGTTGGATCTCTCGTTAAGAGCAAGAAGCGCAGACGTCGTAGATAATTAACCCTCTAGTTTTCTGTAAAAAGCCTGAACTTTGATTCGGGCTTTTTGCGTTATGGCATATCTCACCCTGTAGTTGTACTTGGTTTCGTCCCTGAACAGGTGATCCTCGTACGTGTCTGAGGGGGTGAGCTTGTCAAAGTGCTTGTATATGTATCCCTTGTTCATCAAGGGGTATACGTACCTGTTGCCAAAGTTGTTTTCATTCAGGTCGAGCTGCTCCGCAGCCCACTTCAGCGTAAAGAACTGTAGGTCGTAAGCCCACAGAAGCACCTCCAGCTCAGCGAAAGAGATGTCTTCTTTCCTGTACTCTCGTCTACACTGCTTAAGATTCTTGAGATAGTTCCTACCAATACTTTTCGTATCTTGATAAGCAAAATCACGGAACATCTTTTTCCTTGATACCTTACTTCTGGCCATAACTATTGAACTATGAGTAACAAAGATAGAACCGATTTCTTGTTTGAGATGAGAGAACTAGCTCAAAAGATGGATGACTTGATCGACCAGTATGATGTGAGGGAAGATTTTGTGTCTATATTTGTAGCTGGGTTGGCTTCTGAATCAAACGATGGCGACCTCAATTTGACTGCAATGTATAAGTATGATATCCACGACCACGAGCAGCTAGATGCTATCCTGGAGTTCGTCAAGGAAACTTGCGATCCAGGACCAGATCTTAGCGACCTCTTGGGTGGGTTGGACATTTCGCTTAACTGATGGCCAGAAAGTACAGAGACAGAAAGAGCATTGACCCTCGTCTTCCAAAGGGCTACAAGAAGGCTCCAACCAACGCAAAGAACTGCGGGAACTGTATCTTCTACAAGGGTGGTGCTCGGTGTCAGTTCTGGAAGGGCGCTAAAGTTAGACCTTCATACCTGTGTGCTAAGTGGGTAGACAAGAAGGACAAGGTCCTCAAGTTCGCTCCCAACAAGGAAAAGCCAGAGGAGGAGGTCGTTTACTCTACTAGGACTAGTGGTGGTCACTACAGAATTGGGGAAAGAAAGAGAAGAAACTTCAAGCTGCTTTCTGAGAGAAAGAAGAAAAACGTCCAGTTAAATAGGCAACGGAGGCAGGAATACTCCAACCAGAACAACAACAACAATAACAACACTCCACCGCCTACTCAAACAAATAGATCAAGTGGAGGGGGTTATTAGAAAAATCGTTATTGGGAGAGATCCTAAGGATGCTATGGCTTATTACGTCGGAATGAGAGCTGGTGGTGGTGAGGTTAGTGCTATCGTATACGACGAAGAGTCAATGGTGCGATACAATCAAAGCAGATATCTTGTATATTTGCAAAGGGAGGACGGACAGCTTCTGTGGAAGTCTGTCAATGAGATGCCCTGTCTAATCGAATACGACTTAAATTTTTAATCATGAGCAAGAGCAAAGGTTTGGGTGACTCTATCGAGAAGATCACCAAGGCTACGGGAATCAAGGCCATCGTTGATGCAGCCTCAAAAGCAACAGGTAAAGACTGTGGCTGTCAGGCAAGAAAAGAAGCATTGAACAAGGCCGTCCCGTACAAGAAATGAAGACATTCAATTTCTTCGTTGTTGAGCTAGAGAAGCCCATCAACGATACAATCAAGACTGAGAGCGGTCTTGAGTTGTTTATTGAGACAAAGTTCGAGAACTCTGAGTTTGACTATCGGGTCACAGAGGGTCCTGTCGTAGCTGCCCCTTTCAAGTATGATACTGGGGTGGAGATCGGGGACACCCTGTACTTTCACCATCTTGTTGTTATGCAGGGAGGTCAAGTCCTTACTGGGTTCGACAACCATTACATCGTGAACTACAGCGATCAGTTTGCAGTGCAGAATCAGGCCATCGCCTATAAGAGTCAAAAAAGTGGACACATACATACCCTCTTTGGCTGGGCTCTTCTTGAACCTGTCGAGCAAGAAAACGAAGTATCATCTGATACTATCGAAATCGTCAACCTCAAAGAGAAGCTCCCCACAAAGGCCCGTGTTGCATTTGACTCACAAGAGCTTCACGACATTGGTGCGAAGAAGGGCGACATTGTTGGCTTCAAGGAGAACAGGGATTACCGTATCACCATTGACGGAAAGGAGTACTACAGAACAAGAGTAGAAGACCTTCTCTATGCCGAAGCCTAAGTTCACAACAGTAGAGGCAGCAAAGCGCCTCATGACTTCTATGGAGGCAGCCATCAACAATATGATTGACGAGGTGAAGAAGCCTGTTGATCCAGAAGCTGGTGGTGCCGCCAGAAAAGCAGAACT